TATTTTTTTTACATTATTTTATAAGTCATTTTTCCAAAAATCTTTCAATGTGTAATTTTTAATTGTTGTATACTTTTCATTAATTTCTTTTTGTTTTCTTATAAATTTCTCAACCGTTTCTTCTGTGAAACTATGAATTTGCATATCCGTGAGATATTTGTAAGAAGAGTCTACCTTATGATAATTTTTATCTTCTAATTGCTTATTGATAAAATCTAATTTTTTCCTAAATACTATAATCTTGTCGTCCATTATGTCATTGATGAAGTTAATTCTTGAATTTATTATCTTTAGTTCATTATCGTATTTATTTACTAACTTATTTTGTCTACGAAGATAGTAATCATTTCTTATCATCCAGAAGTGATAAACTATTTCTTCTGCACATTCCATTTTTACTATTTGATTTTTCTCATTAAAAACATACATATTCTTAGCAGATAAATTTGTAGTCAATTTTAGTTTTTTCTCAACGATGTTATCATTCTTCCATTCTAAGAGAGTCTCCAATGGAATCTTGATTGTAAATGACACGGATGTTTCTGTAGAATTATTCTTATAAGAATAAATCGTGTTTTCTGATTCTAATTTATCTAAAAAAGCTTTGTAGTCATCAGTCCAAGTACCAATTGGAAGTTCCGTTACTATTATATTTCCCGATTCTATATTATAGACTCCAGTTGTTATCCAGCGTGATTCTTCTATCTTTTCGATAGTTCCAGTGAATCCTGAATACCACGGAGTCAATTCATCAATTTCTGCATCTTCATCTTCCACTAATTTCATAAGAGCAGACTTGATATCTTCTGGATTGAAACAAGGAATGTCTGTAGAGAAACCAGTGCCTATTCCACATGCCCCGTTTACAAGAATCATAGGCAATGTTGGAACATAGAACTTTGGTTCTATAGAATATCCGTCATCGTCTAGATAATCAAGTAGATCATAGTCATCTGGATTAAAAATTTTATTAAAGTGTTCTGATAGTTGTGTAAAAATGTACCTAGGACTTGACGCATCTTTTCCTCCTTGAAGCCTTGTCCCAAACTGTCCAATGGGTTCTAGTAGATTAATGTTGTTTGAACCCACAAACTTCTGCGCGAGATTTATAATTGTGTCCATAAGACTAGCTTCTCCGTGATGATAGCTAGTTTTTTCTGATACATAACCAGCAAGTTGAGAAACTTTAATTTCCGAATACAAATTCTTTGTGATACAAGCATACAATATTTTTCTCTGAGATGGTTTAAGTCCATCTACTAGATTAGGGATAGATCGAATGTTATCTTCTATAGAAAATAACACCAATTCTTTATTTATAAGATCTTTAACTTGAACATTACTTTTTGTATAATCAAGCGTTGATCCTTCTTTAATGTTTTGAAGGATCCACTTCTTTCTGTCATCTGCACTTGTCTTTGAAAAGGCAAGTTCTAGAAGTTTTGAATCTTCTTGGTCTTCAATTTTATAATTCAAAGTTTTCATACTTTTAAAGTATTCCTTAGCTTCTGCTGAGGTACTGGTACCGAGACCCTTATAATACTTAACTTTCCAACCAGAATCTTTATTCGCGTCTTTCCATTTTTTATAATCAGATAGATTATAAAATGGAATCACCTGGTTTCTTTTTGATATTTTTATAACTGGTGTGACCAAAGAACTTATGAAGTCAGTCTTGAGAAGTTCTGGCCAACCATTTGAAACAAAATTTACAAGTAGACTTTTAATATGAAAACCATCTGTATCTGCATCTGTCATGATAAGAATTTTACCATAACGAAGATCTGATACATTTTTGTATTTTTTACCTTCTTGTAGACCAAGAATCTTCTTGATATTATTAATTTCTACATTTCCGGATAGTTGAGAATACGTAGCTGTTCGAGTGTTAAGAACTTTTCCCTTAAGAGGAAAAACTCCATAGTATTCTCTTCCAACAACAGAGAGACCAGAGATAGCAGTAGTCTTTGCTGAGTCTCCCTCTGTCAAAATAAGAACGCATTTTGAAGATTCTTTTGTTCCAGCTTTATTTGCGTCGTCTAGTTTTGGAATGATAACCCTGTTTACCTTTTTACCATCCGTTTTCGACATGCTTTTCTTTTCTTTCGCTTCAGCGATAGAAAGAATGTTATCAATTATTCCAAGTTTACTAATACATTTTATAAAGTCATCGGTTAAATTAAATTTGCTACCAAAATCAGAAACTTTAGTGATGTTCTTTTCTTTGGTCTGTGATGAAAAATTAGGATTTTCAATCTTACAGTTTATAAATACAAAAAGGTTATCCTTGATGTACTGAGGCTTGATAGTAATATTCTTATGTTTATCTTGAATTATTTCTGTGAGCTTTTTAATTATAGGATTTACCACATGATCTACATGGGTTCCTCCGTCTGATGTATTAATACCATTTACAAATGACATACTTTGGAATCCATTTGTACTTGGTGCAATTCCAACTTGCCACCTTGATTGTTCTTCTATAACCCTAGGCATGGTCTTTTTGTCGCCTATGTACAAAGATACATAGTCTGAGAAATCCTTAAATCCCAATTTTTTGTCGTTTAGGTAAACATTAACAGCCTTTGGTGTGACGGCACAAATGTCGTACACTCTCTTATAAAGAACTTCTTTCGTGTCATTGGTTAGTGTTTCTACTCCGAATCTTGTGTAATCTGGTACAAAAGTAACTTTTGTGTATTCTTTTGTAGATTTTCCAAGTTTAGGAGGTTCGATAACACTAAGATTATCTTTAAATGTTTGTGTATACTTTTTACCATCTTTAGCTGTCTCGATTGTAAAGGTTTTTGAAAATATAGCAGTTAGTTTTGCGCCAAGACCATTAAGGCCCCCTGTGGTTCTTTTTTCCGTGTCATCATAATTACTAGAAGTTAAAAGATTTGCAAAAATTAGTTCAGGAATGTAAATTTTATACTCTGGGTGAATTTCTATGGGAATACCAGAATCATTAAAAACAGAAATTTCTTTTTCAGAGATATTTACCTTAATATTTTTAACACTATTATTTCTTTGTACTTCATCGGAAGCATTTGTTAGAATTTCATCAAAAATTTTAAATATTCCTGGGTTCCATTCACATGTTGCAAGTTGTGCAGTATCTTCTTCTATTACCCACATTTCTGATTTTATATTTTTAATGTCACCGATGTACATACCAGATCTAGCAAGTACATGTTCTTTTTGTGAGAACTTCTTGTACTTATCAGACATAAATTCTGGTGTTGTATAATCTAATTTTTTAAGCTGATTATTTTTCTGTAATCGTTTCTTTTTTCAAGGAAGCAAACATTTCTAACAATTCATCACGCGTTCTTTCACCTTTAAATGTTGTCTTATTGTTTTTATACTTGACAATAGAATAAGGAATTGAAGTAATGTTATTATCTGATATGTAGTCCTCAAATTCTAAATTTTCTACATTTATTTTATAAACTAGACAATTTTCTACTTTTTCTAGATTCTCGTACAAATTTTTACAAGGAGTACACCAATTTCCTCCGAATAAAAAAACAAGAATATTGTCTCCATAATCTATCTCATTTATAGAACAGAAAGAGTCATAAGTTTCAATATCCATTTTATATAATAATACAATTTATTTTTAAATGTGTTAAATAATTAAAATTTAAATAGAAACATTAATATAAATGTTGGAATTTTTAGATTTAACCTTTATAGTAATTGCTACAATTACTGCATTTGTAATTGCTATTATAATCGAAAGTTTACCAGAAGACCTAAGAATGGAAAGAAACAATAAAATAATAATTTCGGTTATTATAGGAATTGCTGTTTCTGGATTTATAGAGTATTATTCTAATGAAGACGTTCTTTTAACTTCGAATTATTGGGATTAAATAGCAAAATAAAATAGAAATTATATTTTATAGATGTCAATTAGTTTAACTAAATTTGACCCAAAGAGTATAGAAAGACGCAGAACAACTGGTGCTGGACCGCCTACATGTGTTTTTATAGGAAAGAGAGGAACTGGAAAGAGTACACTTGTCGCGGATATATTATACTATTTAAGAAGAATTCAAGCAGGTGTTGTTATATCTGCAACCGAAGATGGAAATGCTTATTATTCAAATTTTATTCCTGACATTTTAATACACTCAGAATATAAACCAGAAGTAATTCAACAAGTAATTACACGACAGAAAAAGGTAATACGAGGAACATCAAAATCTCCCGATAATGATGTATTTGTACTACTAGATGATTGTATGTATGACAAAAGAATGATAAGAGATCCCAATATTCGTGGTATTTTTATGAATGGAAGACATTGGAGAGTAAATTTTATGTTAACTATGCAATACTGTATGGATTTGCCACCAGATTTAAGAGCTAATATTGATTATGTTTTCATTTTGCGAGAAAATATAATACAAAATCAAGAAAAGATATACAAGAATTTTTTTGGTATATTTCCACAGTTTAGTATTTTTCAAGATGTAATGAATACATGTACAGAGGGTTACGATTGTTTAGTGCTTGACAATACTTCTAAGAGTAATAACATTCAAGATTGTGTTTTTTGGTACAGAGCTAAACCAAATAGAAAGTTCAAAATTGGTTCTAAAGAACTATGGAATTATAGTGCAAAAAATTATGACAAAAATGCAAAAGATAAATCTGAAGAACTTGATCAAAGTAAAATGAAGAAGAAAAATGCAGTTACTGTCAAAGTTAAAAAATTAAAATAAAGACTTAAGAAATTATAAAATATTATGAACAAAATTAATGAACTTCTAAAAATTCCTCAATATGAACAGAGATCTGTAGAGTGGTTTAAACAAAGAGAGGATAAGCTTACGAGTTCTGATGCAGCTACAGCACTAGGTATTAATCCTTATCAAAGACCAAAAGATGTACTTTTTAAGAAATGTGGACACGATCTTAAACCATTTATAGGAAATATAGCTACTAGACATGGTCAAAAATATGAAGATGAAGCTATCGATAAGTATTGTGAACAAACTAATTCTAAAAATTTTAATTTTGGTCTTATATCTTATGAAGACGTATATCACAACAAGGACTATTACTGGTTAGCTGGTTCTCCAGACGGAATTGCAATAGACAAAGAAGATGAAAATACAAAACCAATTCTTCTAGAAGTTAAATGCCCTTTTAAAAGAAAAATAGTCATGGGTGAAATACCAAAATACTACGTTCCCCAGGTTCAGTTAAATATGTTTATATGTGATTTAGAACTTGCAGATTTTATAGAATATTGTCCTAACAATAATATTTTAAATATAGTTAGAATAGAAAGAGACGAATTTTGGCTATCAGAAAATATTCCTATATTAGAAGAATTTTGGAAAGAAGTGGAATATTATCGTAAAAATGACATTACAAAACATCCAGAATTTCCTAAAATTAAAAAAGTTTTAGATATAAGAAGTCAACATATAAAAGATGGGTTTATGTTTAAAGAAGAACCAGTATCAGATTGCGGATCTGATACTGAAGTATTGACTACTTATATGCTTAAAGATTAATTTTACAAAAAAACATATTACTTAAAAGAATAGTTTATATATTAATTAAAATGGGTATCCGAGGACTCAATAACATAATTAAGAAAATGTCACCAGAGTGTATTACTGAAAATTCAATAACAAAATACAAGAACTCTATAGTTGCAATAGATTGTAGTATTCTTATATACAAATTTAGATATGCATCAAAAATAGAAAATGCACATCTTATAGGTATCGTAAATAGAATTAAATTTTATATGATGAATAATATTCTACCAGTTTTTATATTTGATGGAATTCCTCCAGAAGCAAAACGATGTACTCTAGAAAAGAGACAAGACGCAAAATATAAACTTTACAAAAAAATTGATGAATTAAAGGAAATTGTACCAGAAAACGAGGCTCATAAAAAAAATATAGATGAAGAAATAGAAAAAATAAGTTCTCAAATTATAGTTGTTAAGAAAAAACATATAGATGAATGTAAAGAACTACTTGAAAAATCTGGAATACCTTATTTTTCAGCTCCAGAAGATGCAGAGAAATATTGTGCTTTTTTACAGAAAAATGGTTTAGTTGACTATACAATAACAGACGATACAGATGCTATGACATTTGGTTGCAAAAAAATTCTTAAAACTAATATCAACAAGGACATAGTAGAAATAAATCTTGAAAAATTGCTAGAAGATTTTAAAATGTCTTATGAAAAATTTGTAGATTATTGTATACTTTGTGGTTGTGATTATTCTGATACTCTTAATCAAGTAGGTCCTATAACTGCTTATAATATTATTATTAGATATGGTAATATAGAAAATTATTTAAAACAAAAT